CTCTGTTAGATACGTTAGGAACAACCTTGAGTGCTTTACCACGAGGGTAAATGATGCGTAACAGAGGCATCCAGATGTTGTTGTCACCTTGGCTAGAACCGTTACTGCCTATCTCCATAGCGGCATTATCGTACTGTACGCCCCCAATCAAGTTACGGTTACCACAGTTCTTTATCTGAATGTTCTCAAACGTACTCTCACGCACAGTATCTGAAGTATAGCCTACTGCCGCAATAGCACCTGTCATGGTAGCACCGTTATCTTGAGCTTCAAATGTATTGCCGATTCTATAGGTAACGTCTGTCGTGCTTAGATAAGCATTCCATCGCGCCTGAATCTCTACCTCTTTCTCGTCCTCGTCATCACCTGTAGCAGTACCAAGGAAAGCAATCTTGTATTCCTGCCCTGTTACCCATGAGCCTGCATTTACTTTAGTGACGTTAGCGTTACCCAAAGACATACCTATACCTAAGAAGTCTCGGCACTCAACATCAATAATCATGTCGTCGTTCAAGCCAGTAAAGGAAAGTCCGTTTGCTCTGACTGTTCGTTGTCGGCCTAGCAAAGTAAACCCTACAAGCTCTACTGCTTTTTCTTGATCTGTAAAGTAAGGCTTCTCGTTAGTGCCTTCGCCATAAGTTCTACCACAATCATTAATAGTTAAAAGGCTACTGCCTACAGGGAATGTTGCGCCAATGTTCAGGAATGACATTAACTTGCCAGTACCATGAATAGAAACGAGAGCCTTATCCATTACAAGCGGAGTGTTTGTTGTAGCAATGCCGTCAGTAAAGAATATTTGAAACTGTTGATCTTTAGCTGCAGCTAGTAAGGCAACAAGGTTAGCTCCGTTATCTGTACCATCTGTATGAACAAGACCACTCTTTGCAAAAGCAGCGTCACGCTTGATTCCGAATTGCAAGTCTGAAACAATACCATCGTGTTTAAGTACTGCAATATAGTTGTTTGCTAAAGTAAAAGCTGCACCTTTTTCATCAGGGGTTTTACCGTAAGCTGCAAGGGTCATTATCTCGTAACGACCTCCACCAACTCCAGGGTCATAGTACCCTCTGACTTCTGCATCACCAAAAGTTAATGATGTGGATAGTAATAGATTAGCTATCGTATCAAACTGAACAGCAGAACCCGGGGATCCTTGAGAGCCTGTAGCTCCTACAGCTCCCTGGGGGCCAGCAGGTCCAGCAGGGCCAGTAGGCCCTATAGCCAGAGCGTCTACCCTGTCTACTTCTTTTTTTAATTTATCTAACTCACGTTGAGTAGACCTTGCATCATAATTTACTGGTAACATTATCTAAATCCTCTTAGCCTTCCTTTAATGACAATGTTAGATATTTCCCAAGTATCTGCAGCTCCACTAGACTCTATCTTAAGAAATAGATACCTACCGGAAGTCCTGACATTATACTCTTTGTATTTAGCATCTACATAAAAGGAATCACTTTCATAAAAAGTGGGTTCGTCATTAATACTAGAAGCCCAACCCACAGATACCTTAGGGTTACCATTACCTACTTTACCTACACGTATACTTGTAATTTCTTTAATTGCGTAAGGGTCTGCAAGGTCATGTGCTTTAGTAGTAGCTGTTGTTACGTGAGGGCTCGAAGACCCGTCTTCAAGGTGTATACGAGATGTATCATCAGCTGTAATTGGGTGATGGAATACTCCACTTTCTGCAGCAGCAGTAGTAGCTGCAGTTTTTTTACTAAAGACACCTGTAGAGTAGTTGTAAGATATTTCAATGTTGTTAACATTAGCTTCTAAAGGTAAAGACCAAATGACTTCATTGTGTTCTTTGTTGTGGTACGCAATAACTTTTGAGTACTCTCCTTCTGCGATATTAGCTAAGACATATCTGTTAATGCCTTCTGCATCTCCAATACGTTTAACTGAGTTACCGTCTGTTTCAAAGAAACCTCTTCGAGATAAACCGTAGTTAAGCCTATCCACAGATACAACTGATTTAGATGACACTGCACCTACACCAGAAGTCATAGCTGTTTGATAGCCAAAGTAGAAAGGAGACCCAAGGTAACTTAGAATAAACATTTGATCGTCTGTGTAGATAGCTTTATTTTCACCTAAGGGTACGATACACTTAAGGGGAGAAGAAGCTTCTCGTAAAGTAAGACTACCTGCAGCACTGCCAGAAGCAAAAGGGTCCCACTGATCAGGGTCATCTTCATCGCACCAAGCTACATCAAACTCACCACTTACAGAGCCTTTGTCGTAGTTGATAGCTAAAATATGTGGGCCTGATTTATCAACAGCCTTAACCCTAGTAAACGGGCAATTAGAAGTTGTCAATTGCAGTTGAATACCTGTACCTAGACCACCAGTACCTGCCACAACTTGATTATTAGTGTATCCAGATCCGTAAGCTGTAAGCTTAACGGCTGTTACAACACCTGAATCAACACTTGTAACTGTAGCGGATAGGCCACCAGAAAAAGAGATAACATCATCTAAAGCGTAATTCGTACCCCCGGCAGAAACTGAAGCGCTATTGACACCACCGTTAACTAAAGGGGCAAAGGTTTCATTGTTCTTTTTTATCTGAATAGGGTCTACATCATTTGCGGCTAATACCCAAGTACCAAAATTAGTGAAAGACCAAAGGCTTGGCTCATTAACTCCGGCATCCCAAGTAGTGCCCCCATCGTCCCAAACAGCTGCTCCAGAGTCCCAAACAGTTTCACCGCTGTTTTCTAGTAAGCTATAACCAGAGCCTACTACAGTACCATCTGTAGAGGTAGGGTCATCTGCTTTGTATCGGTATATTTTATCTAGATCGCCTGCGTAAATAACTTTTGTACCATACTCTTGTATTGAAGTAATACCCCTAATTGATTTATAAGTTGCACCGTTTAAGGGTCTAAACAAAAAGCTATGTCCGGGTCTACGCCTAATACCTGACTCAGTAAATTGAAGTCCATCAACATCAGCCCAGAAAGGAATGCTTCCATCAAATTTATTTGTTTGCCACCCAGAAACAATCAGTGGCGTTAGGTCAGCCGGAAAGAAAGATCTTGGTGTTCTTGGTGAGGTTGACATATGTTTCTCCTATTATGATGTACGTTTCCAGATTGCAATAGCAATGTATGGCATACGGTTATCAAAAGATTGACCACCACCTGTAGGCGCTGACTCAAACTGAGGGCTTCCTACGACACTTGCGCTAGAGCCTTCTGGTTGACTACCACTAGATGATCTGTTTTCACGAACCTCTATTGTAGTTGTGTGCGTGTGTGCCGGTATTTGGTCAACTGTCAGAGTTTGGGTTTCAGAACCGTAAGAGTCTACCCCTAAAGCGTACTCTGGATCAATTACAGTCTTAACACCAACAAGAGCTTTACCCCCTCCGTAACGTACCCATGTTCCACCAAAAATAGTGCTCGGGTCAGTGCTGGTTGTACTGAGGTAAAGAGAGCCTACTGGGTAAGCGCTTAACCCTAATGCATTCGAGGATGAAGTAGCAATACTACTTGGGCTTCCCGGCCCAAAAGTTGTAGAAATAGATCCTGTTACCGCTCCAGTTAGAGTAATAGTTTTATTACTTCTAAAGTACTCTGCTGCTACTGGAAAAGGGTTTATTAATTCCCAATGAGAATCTACTGCATTCCACATTAACTCATGGTAAGCACCAGCCTTAATCATCTCTGCCTGTAAGGCTTCACCACCAAAAACTTTAATAGGTGATGAGCCAGTTTCATTAATGTTGATTGTTGCGTTAGCACTGTTGGCTACATGAAAAAAAGCAGTAACTCTTTCACCAGCCACCTTAGCAGCAGCTACTCCAAAGTTAACTACATAAGCTGTACTTGTTCCTGATGTTGTTGCAAAATCCTTAGAGGTCCTAAGGTAACAACTTAACTCATCTCTTGCGTGACCAAAATTGGTTCTTACAGATAGCGTAGTCGGTGAGCCCGCTATCGGTAATGTGCCGTTAATTTGACTTGCCATTGTGTTTCTCCTATAAATTATTTATCTCGTTGAACGCCTTTGGCTTTCTCAACGGTTCTCATGGCTCCTAAGCCAAGCATACCTAATAGCACTGGCATCATTTCTGATAGGGCTATAAGGGGGATAACGATTGTAGAATTGGATAGAGCAAGCGCAAAGTTTGCCATCGGTATGACCAAGAAGTTACTTGCCATTCCCAAGCAACATACCCAACCCACAGCTGGCCTCCAACCTGCGACGAATAAACTTTTGTGTTCCGCTTCTTTCTT